CCCCGCCTTGGTCGTTCAGACACACGCCGACTGACGCTCCAGAGCCGCCTTCAGTACCTCCGGCAGCTCTTTGCCACGCTTTGAAGCCCGCTGTAGAATACCCAGACACGCCCTCGGACTCAAATAGTATTTTTCCTGCACGTTGTCCTGCGAAATCTGCGACAAGGTAGACGCGTTTTCTTCTCTGGGGAACTCCCCAGTACTGAGCGTCCAGAACCCGCCATGCGACGGAGTAGTCGTCTGCCACGATCTTGCCTGACTGTTCCCATCTGACAGGAGCAGGAATTGCAGCGGACGGATCCTTGATGCGGCAGATGCTTTCAAGCACGCAGCGGAAGTCCTCTCCGCCGTTCGAGGAGAGCGCGCCTGTGACGTTCTCCCACACGATGTACTTCGGATATTCGCCATGCGACGCCTCCCTCATTTCCCTTACGATTCTTATCGTCTCATAATAAAGGGAAGACCTGGAGCCCTCCAAACCTTCCCGTTTTCCCGCTATGCTCATGTCTTGGCACGGCGAGCCGAATGTGATGATGTCGACTGGCTCAACCTCCGAGCCTTTCATCCGCGACACGTCACCGTAGTGTTTCAAGCCGTGCAGGCGTTTCGTGGTCACTCTGATGGGGGAATGGTTCGATTTTCGATGCCCACTTCGGTTCTATCCCGGCAAGGATGCCACCGAGGGGGGAAGCCTCCCGAACCGTCGAAGAGGCTGCCGAGGGTGAGTGTATTAGTTTCCATCCGACACCTCCACCTCCTTGACGAGTTCGGCATATGTGTGTTTCCTGCCGTCCCGGATGACAGACACATTCTCCGCGTCGGCGGTGTCCTCCACATAGCGGCGGAGGATGACGGACGCGTATTTCGGGTCGAGTTCCATCGTCATGCAGGTGCGGTTCAGCTGCTCGCATGCCATGAGCGTGGAGCCGGAGCCGCCGAACGTATCGATTACGATGGCGTTCTCCTGCGTGGAGTTCTGGATCGGATAGCCGAGCAGGTCGAGAGGCTTGCTGGTCGGATGATCCTTGTTACGATTCGGCTTATCAAAGTTCCATATGGTAGTTTCTGCGCGTCCTGCGTACCATGGATGCTTGCCGTTCTGGAGGAATCCGTAGAGCACGGGCTCATGCTGCCACTGGTAGTCCGAGCGTCCGAGCACGAGGGAGTTCTTCACCCAGATGCACACGCCCGCGAGATGGAATCCGGCGTCGATGAATACCCGCTGGAACGTCAGGCCCTCGGTGTCGGCATGGAAGCAGTAGGCCGCGCCGCCTTTCTCCAGATGGTCCGCCATGTTCTTGAATGCGGAAAGCAGGAAGTTGTAGAATTCCTCGCCCTTGAGGCTGTCGTTCTGGATCGTCAGGCCATCGGATGCCTTGAAGGAGACGCCATACGGCGGGTCCGTCAGCACGAGGTTCGCGCGCTTGCCGTCCATGAGTGCATCTACATCTTCGACGCTGGTGGCGTCGCCGCACATAAGCTTGTGCCGTCCGACTGTCCAGATGTCGCCGCGCTCCACGAAGGATGCTTTCTCGAGTGCCGCGGACAGGTCGAAGTCGTCATCCTCGATGTCTTTGTCGGATTCTCCGTTCAGCAGCTTCTCCAGCTCCTTGTCGTCAAAGCCGAGCAGGGAGAGGTCAAAGGCGTTCTCCTGCAGATCGGCCAGTTCGACGGACAGCATCTCCTCATCCCATCCGGCGTTGAGGGCGAGCTGGTTGTCCGCGAGGATGTAGGCGCGTTTCTGCGCATCGGTCAGATCCTCGGCGAAGACGCACGGGACGGTCTTGTATCCTTCCTCACGGGCAGCCGGAATCCGGCCGTGGCCGACGAGGATGTTGTAATCCTGATCGATGACCGCGGGCGATACGAATCCGAACTCCCGGAGGTAGGAGCGGAGCTGCGCGATCTGTTCTTTTGAATGCGTCCGGGCGTTCCGGGCGTAGGGCACCAGCTTGTCGATCGGCACCTGTTCAAGTCTTTGTGTGTTCATTTACATTCCCTTTCTGGCGCGGAGAAGGCGTTCCATCACGTCGTCCTGCGGATTCGCGCCACCGTACTCGGCGGAGCAGTTCTCCTTTACAATCTGGAAGATCTCGTCCCACAGGCGGTTCGCCTGATTCATGTAGTTGATTCCGATATTGATGAACGGCGACGTGATCGGCTTTCCGGTCGTCGGATGCTTGCTGAGGTAGCCGAGCTTGGTCGTCATTTCCTCGCACTGAATCCATCGCGCCGAGCACATCACATAGCGCTCCAAGAGCTGCGGCGATACGGCTTTTGCGACGCCGAGCTTGTCGAGCCATTCCCATGTCTCGCGGTAGATGTCAGCGGCCTCCAGAGTGGAGCCGTCATGCTGACGCGCCGATAGGAACTCGTGCGGTTCCGGCATGTCCTCGCCCTCGGTGTCCGGAATGTCCAGGACTTCGAGCTTTCTACCACCCGGATTCCCAGCTTCAAACTTCTCCTTGACGGCGGTTTTCTTCCGGCCAGCGCCGGGACGTCTGCCGCCGCGACCGCCTGTGTTATTCGATTTTGTTGGCATTTCGTCACCGCCTTTCATACGCACACGCGCGTAATAGATATAAGGACTGGGTTATTACCCGTTTGATTTCGCTTTTTTCGCACAGAAAGCCCCGCGCCGTTTTCCGGGAGGCCGCCTCGTAGAGATTCCGACCGCCCCTACCGGTCGTGTCGTGTGCCTCTGTCTCCGCGTTCGCGGTGGATCTTCTCATGACAGCTCCTGCAGAGGCTTATGAGGTTGCTCTCGTCGTTCGTCCCGCCTTCCGACAGGGGAACGATGTGGTGGACTTCCTCGACCGCAACGTAGCGTCCCTGCTTCAAGCACATCTCGCAGAGCGGATGCTTGTGGACGTAGCGCGTGCGGATGCGCTGCCAAGACCTGCCATATCGTTTGCCGGTCGAGTAGCCGCGCGTGAACGTCTCGTAGTGCTTCTCCATCAGGGCCTTGTGCTCCGGGCAGCACTGTCCGCCGGCCTCGCAGAGGTTCGGGCATCCGGGATAGCGGCAGGGCCGCTTCGGTTTCATTGGCATAGCCTGCCGCCTCCTTCCAGGGCGTAAGAAAAGCCCCGGAAGGGTTGCCTTCCGAGGCTTGCAACAGCTGTGTTCCCAGTCGTTTATTACAGTCTTCTCACACTATCATTCTACGCTGTGCAGCTTTGAACACAACTGAACCGGGGTGAACTCGACTGAACTCAGCTGAACTCTTTCAGGATGGCGTCGAGCTCCTGCAGTGCGCGTCCATGCGGTTTGTAGATCCACCGTTCCGTGTAGAACATCGACTGTGCAATTTCTTCCCAGGTCTCGTTTTTAAAATACCTAGAGATGAGTACGGTCTGGCATTCCGGATCAGGAATCCGCCCGATGCGTTCGAGTGCTTCGGTTTTCTCATCACGCAGGACGGCTTCGTCGTTGCGGATCTCATCCTCAAGTTCCAGTATCTTCATTACCATGTTTTCGATGCGCGATGTGTTGCGTACTGGGGCTTTCGGCATGTCTGAGATGACGGGAGAGGCTGGGCTGCAGGCGATGTCCCGAAGGACTGCGAGGCGTTCCCTCTTTGCCTTGATGTTTGCTTCGGCTCGTCCGAGCTGTCGCAGGGATTTTTTAGCATTCACGGGTATCCGCCTCCTTTCTGAGTCTCTCGAATAGTGCCGGGCAGTCCGCGTTGCTGAGTGTTTTGAGCCATTCCGAGCAGAAGAAGTCGTGCAGTTCGATTATCCCGGTCAGGATGTCCTTCCTTTTTTCATCCCATTTCAACCAGCGGGAGGTCCTGCCGGTGTTTCGCCATCTTACCGGCTCGTTTTCGAGATGCTTTTTCAGTTTTTCCCGTGCCGAGAGATAGTCTCTTGCGGCCTGGATGATGACTGCATTCGCCAGGTTTTCGTAAGGATCAGTCTCCATTGGCGGTAACCTCCCTGCAGTCCTCTGTGAAGTGGCGGATGAGATATCCCTTGCGTTTTGCTCTGTCGTATTCTGCCTTCATTCCGGCTGACAGTTCCGCACCGAATATCCAGACTTCGTCGCATTTGTCCATGAGGATGTTTCCGAAGAACAGCCCGAGTCTGCGTTCGTCCGGATTCTCGTCTCTGAGGAACTGCGTGAAGAGGAGGTGCGATGCGACCGGTATGTATCCGTTCATTGCGGCGAAACGGCAGTAGTCTCTTGCCGAAATGATGTTGCTCGCGACATTCCCGGCATATTTCGAGCAGATGTAGACGAGAGGGCAGTACTTCCTTTCAAGCTTTTCACGTTCTATCCTTGCGAGAGCTGTTCCGGCGGTAGGGTCGGCATAGCCTTCTGAATTTCTGTATGTCATACCGTTGCCTCCAGTTCTATGATCTCGATTTCGATACCTGCCGGTTCGTCTGTCCATCGCTTTTCGACTGTTTCCTTTGCGACCTGTGCGTCGTCCTTCCAGAATCCGCATTTCGTCATGCAGTCCTTGAGGAGTTTCTCGATGTTGTCTGTGTCGGGTCGTGTGACTCGCCATGTTCCGGGCTTGTGGGATCTTCCGGCGTGGTAGAGCCATGCGGCGTGCAGGGAGAGCGGACCCTCGAATGGCTTTCCCGGCGCGTGCTTTACGAGCTCTCCAAGGAGGAGTCTCTTTGCCTGTTTGACGGCGGCTGGTTCGTAGAACACGGGTCTTCCGTTGATGATGCTGATTTTTTTCATTTGTGCCGTAGCTGTGGGCGGCTCTATGTCAAGAAAGAATTTCATGTGTGGTACCTCGCTTTCGTTATTAAGGCCTGTCGGATGGGTCTTTGGGGAAATCCCGTGCGTCCCGGTTTCGTGTGGGGGGAAGGCAGGCTCTCGCGCCTTCCCCACACCTGGAACCGTTGCGGAAGCAATGTGTTTATATAAGGCGATTTTCCTCCCATCGGAGAAGCGACCTGCTTGTGCTTTTCTTCTGCATGTCGGAGATGCGGTTACTTTTAGCTTTTCCGTGTGTTGTCGATCCGGATGACGACGCCGCGGTCGTTCTTGTAGAGATCCGGCAGCTCCTTCAGCCTGTCCCTGATGCAACGTTCGGAAAGACCGAGGTATTCGGCAAGGTCGCTCACGCGAACCGGCTGATTGATGGAGCAGGCATCTCATGCGGTGTTGATTTCGTCCGCCCGCAGCTGGGGCGTAGTGTAGCGACTGCTTTTCGTCAGATTTCCGATCGGACTGCCTTCTGCACCGAGCCCGTTCAGCTCTCCGGATTCATCGAGTCTGTGTACAGGGTATTCGAACCAGAAGTTCACCGGACGGATGTTCGCAAACTCTCGCAGCGATGATTCCAGCCGCCATGCCGTCGCGTTCCCGTCGCGCACGTTGTTCTTCAAATCATCTGTAAGTTCGAGCTGTATCATGTCGAGCTGCGCGTCCGGGTCACGGGCGAATACACCGGAGCCAGATGCACGGTCCATAGCTTTCTTCGCACCCTGCGCACCTTTCGAATGATGGTGGCAGTAGATGGTCGAGCAGCCTGTCTCGGTGCATATCTTGTCGAACTGGTTGCAGAACGCGCCCATTTCGGAGGCGTTGTTCTCGTCGCCGGTGATGACCTTGTAGATCGGGTCGAGCACGATTGCATCAAGGCTCTGGTCGCGCACCCTGCGGATGAGCTTGGGCACGAGCTGGTCGAGCGGGACAGCATGGCCGCGCAGGTTCCAGATCACGATGTCATCCGTGTGTTTCAATGGAAGTCCGAGAGCCTCGTATATCTTTAGAAACCTGTTGATTGCAGATGTCGGGTCGATTTCCAGGTTGACGTAGAGGACACGTCCCTTGCGGCAGTTGAAGCCGAGCCACGATTTTCCTTCGGCGATTGAGATGCACAGCTCCATGAGGAGAAACGACTTTCCGGCTTTCGAGGAGCCGGAGATGAGCATCTTGTGTCCGCGTCTGAGGATTCCTTCGATAAGTTCCTCCGGGAGCTGCGGGGGATTTTCCTGATACTCCGAAAGGGCAACCATGTCGGGCATTTCGTCGCTGACACCTTCGGCAAAGTCCATCCAGTCAACCTAGGATTTTCCGCTCGATATTCGTTGCGACGAGGTACTGCCGGTTTCCGTTCCGGCTGACGCCGGGCATGCGGGAGAGACGGGACGGGTTGCGGTTCTGCTTGTCTATGGAGACGCCGTGTTTCTCTAGGAAGTCGTAGAGGTATTCCACGCGCTTCCTGTATTCCTCGTAGCTGTCTGCGTCGATATGCACGATGGCGTGCAGGCTTTTGCCGCCGCTGTGTACGAGCGCCGCTATCGGCAGCTCGAGTTTTCTGAACAGGATGTCCTGCTCGGAGATCGGCAGGGTGCCAGACTCCACAAGGGCGTAGCGGAACTTTGTGACGTTCTCGTTCTTCACGCCCTCTCCGTCAAGCGGGTTGAAGCGTATCCATGTGCCGCATTCCGGCTTCCAGTCTCCGATGGTCGCACCTATGTCGTCCGGATGCTTTTTCAGGCTTGCAATGAGTTCTCCGGCTGTGCGGTCGTACACGCCTTTTGAAGGGAGCCATTTGCCGTCCTGGTTCTGTCACACGTCGTTCGTGACGTATCCGACGAGGTCGTTCTTATCGAAGAGAAGTCCGAGGTAGTTGATGAGATCCTGAACGGGATCCCATGGCTCGGTTGCGAAACCATTGAATCCGTCCATGCCGTCGTATTCGATGGTGTCATCCCAGTTCAGCGCCTGGTCGCGCTCGGGATGTGGCATCCAGCCGCGTTCCTTCGCCATCTGCACGATGGTGCCGCCCTTGACTGGTTTCCCGTTTCCGTGGAATCCGTCCCATTTCTTCTGGCATTCGCCGGCATGGTACCGGTCGTCGTTCTTCGACCAGTCGTCCCAGATGGAGCAGGGGTATCCCTCCTCCTTGAGTGCCATGCCGACGGTGATCCATTCGGCGCGGGTCAGCTGCGCCACGTCTATGGCGCTGAGTGCCGAGAGAATATTGTTCTCCATGAAAACCTCCTTATGGTCTGTATGTGTCCGGAGCGATCCAGTACGGGACTCTCCAGTGGTTGTCTGCGAGTTGTGAAATAAGGGAGCTTGCGTCCGAGAACGTCCAGGTTCCGACCTTGCGGAATCCGTAGCGTTCCAGGCATCGGATCTGCTTTGGCGTCGCGAGCCCGAGATCCTGTCGACGCTTGAGCCTGTCGATGAGGAGCGAGGCAAGACCTGCGTTCTGAACGCTCTCCGGGTAGATGCCCCTGTGTTCAAGGAAGGTGAGCTGCTTGTCCGTCGGCGGAGCCGTCTCCCAGGCGAAGGTGGGAGCATAGCTTGTCAGATCTTCGGCGGCAATGGAGAGTGCGTACTGGATCGGGTCTACGAGCTTGCGCTTGCGAGTCCGCATTTCCGCCAGCTCCTTTGCCAGGGCGCTCTCTCGCTCCGTCAGGACGTCTCGTTCCGCCTGCCGTTCGGCTTCGATCAGGTCTATGCCGTCTTCTCCTTCCTGCACCTGGCGGTCTATCATTTCCGCGATCTTCTCGTCCTTGCTGATGAGTGAGGACGGCCTGCACAGGTCGTGTCTTGCTGACAGCCAGAGGAAGTCGAGGAGCAGCAGGTTCTCCTTACCCGGGGACAGCCGCATGCCGCGTCCGACCATCTGCTGATACAGGCTGCGGATCTTGGTCGGACGTAGTATCACGATGCAGTCGACCGACGGGCAGTCCCAGCCTTCCGTGAGCAGCATGCTGTTGCACAGCACGTCGTACTTGCCGTTCTCGAAGTCCGTGAGAATCTCCGTGCGGCCGTCCGAGTTGCCGTTAACCTCCGCCGTGTGAAAACCGACCTCGTTCAGCATCCTGCAGAACTTCTGTGATGTTGCTATGAGCGGCAGGAACACAACGGTCTTCCGCCCCTGGCAGTAGTTCAGCATTTCCCTTGCTATTTGTTCGAGATAGGGATCGAGCGCGTGCCCGATATCGCCTGCGGCGAAGTCGCCGCTTGAGATGCTTACGCTGCCGATGTCGAGCTCAAGCGGAATCATCTGCGCCTTTATCGGGCAGAGATACCCGTCCCGTATGGCGTCGGGCATACTGTACTCGTATGCCTTGGAGTCGAAGTACTCGCCGAGATTCCGCATGTCTCCCCGGTCGGGGTGGCTGTAACTCCGAGAACGTTTGCCTGCGGGAAATGCTCCTCCTGGACGTCAGCTGGATATGCGTTGAAATCGGCCGGGTAACTCCGAGAACGTTTGCCTGCGGGAAATGCTCCAGTACATGTTGGTAACTGTCCGAAAGGCAGTGGTGCGCCTCGTCGACGATGATGTCCTGGTAATAGTCCGACGGGAACCGGGCGAGTCTCTTTTCCTGTGCAAGAGACTGCACAGAGCCGACCGTCACCGGAACCCGGCTACCAAGCGCGGTGGACTCCGCTTTTTCGAGCACGGAGTCTAGTCCGGCTGCCTCCTTGAGCTTGTCAGTCGCCTGTTCGAGGAGTTCACCGCGGTGCGCCATGATGAGGACGCGGTGACCTTTGTCAACCTGGTCTTCTGCGACCGACGCGAAGACGACCGTCTTCCCGCACCCTGTGGGGAGGACAAGGAGAGTTTTGCGCTGCCCCTCGCCCCACGCGGAAAGGATCGCCTGCTTCGCCTCGGCCTGATATGGTCTCAGCTGAAACATGACGCGCCTCCTTTAGAACGGAAGCTCGGCGTCGTCGCCGGGGATCGTCACCCACTCGTCCTCTTCGGGGAAGAACTTCTCGTCGTAGTCGATGAATCTGTCCACGTCGTTTGCTTGGCGCGCGTTGCCGTCACGATCCGTCCATGTACGCGGCTTGAAGTGGGCGCGCCCACGGGAACCGGTCACGCGGTTCCAGTCCATGACGAGCCTCTCGCAGTGCTTCTTCTGACCGATGCACCGGAAGAATGCGCTAATTTTCCATTCGAGCAGACGGTTCAGGATGAGATCCGTGTGAATGATGGCCACGCCGTTGTCTGTCTGTACCTGCAGGGTGAGGGCGGCTTTGTTGCATGCGCTCATTTTCGCTGAACCCGGGAAGCGTCCGCGCTCGAAACCGGTGACAGTGAAGTTGTAGTCACCTTCAGGAAGGATGATGAACTCCCGGCCATCGTTTTCGATGGCGTCATCCCAGTCCATTGCGGCGTTCTGGTTGGTATTCGTGTATTCTGTCATGATTGAAAATCCTCCTTAATCAAGATGCGTATTGCTGGGGTTGATGAGTTTCAGAATCTGATTCCAGTGCCTGAGCAGCCATTTCGTGATGAAATCCTCGTGGTATTCCGCAATCGGAACAGAGATGTCGTAGTGTCCCTTGGATGCGACGACCTTCTGCACGTCAGCCTCCGTGACGTTCGCCTCCGCCATGAGGGTGCGGAGCCTGTCGAGCGGCGTCAGCTGGACGGGTGTGGACTCGTTTGGTTCTGCCGTTGCCTTCGGCGATGGTTTTTCGTAGAGCTTTGCGATATTCCGGTAGTCGAGGTCGACCACCTCCGGGAGAGGTTCGCGGGCCTTGGCGTCCCATGCGGGGTGGTGCGTCGTATAGATGACGCACCTGCCGCCCTGCGCCTTCGCCGTGTTCGAATCCGATGTGACCACGAAGGTCTGGTAGTTGCAGAAGAAGAGGAAATCCGCCCATTCCTTGAGAAGCGGAGCGACCTGCTTGCTGAGCTTCAGCTCCCAGCGGTCGTACGAACCCATCTCGTCAGGCTGTTCGAATTTGCGCATCCTCGCGTGCGCCGTGATGACAACGTGGATTCCGGCGGCTATCACCTGGTCGCAGGCTGTGAGCAGTCTTGAGAACTCTTCGGCGAGGTAGGTGTAGCCTTTGCCGTAGCCGAATGACTCGATGCTGCTCTGCTTGTACTTGCTGCAGATGTATGTGATGACGAGCTGTTCTGCCCAGTCCGCAGTGTCGATGACGAGAGTCCTGCAGATGCCGGGAATTGCCGCTACCTCCTTTACAATGGCGAGCAGTTCCTCCCACGATTGCGGCTTGTCGATGCAGCGTACATCCATGTGGGCGGTGCCGCCTTCGGTGTCGATGATGAGAGGGTCGGGATAATGCGCGGCAAGGCTCGTCTTGCCGATGCCCTCCGGCCCGTATACGACCGTCTTCTGGGCGCGGTCGATCCTGCCCTTCGTGATGTTCAGCATTTCTGATTCCTTCCTTTCCTATTTGAGCTGGCAGAAGTAGTCCTCGATGACGGCGACGCCGGGCACTTTCGCTCCTGAATTGATGAGTTTCCTGACCTCTGTCTTTGCGACATCT